CTCATTTACGGATTAAATCCCCCTTTTGAATTTCCGGTAATCAGCATATGGCAGGCGTCAAAGGAAAGAGCGGAGGCCCGCGGAAGAATGCAGGCGGCGCGCGTCCTGGCGCTGGCCGCAAGCCGAAAAACCGGGCGCCGGAATCAGCAAATGAGGCGGCCGGCGGAATGCGAGAGGAACTGGAGCCGCAAGCACATGGTGGTGCCTTGAAGCGTACGCGGTCGGAGCCGGTTCAAGCCCCCGACTGCGATATGTTGGAGTTACTTCAGGACATCGCGCTCGGCAAGATCGAATCGACTCCGCTGCAGGTGAGAGCGGCGATTGCCGCGGTTCAATACACCCATGCGAAGAAAGGTGAGGGCGGCAAGAAGGATGAGCGAGCCGAGGCAGCCAAGGTAGCCGGCAGGAAGTTCGGTTCGACGCCTCCGCCTCTGCGCGCCGTGAAGTGATATGGAATGGACAACGGCTTGCCCCGATTGGGCTGATCGCCTGATTCGAGGCGAGTCGATAATTCCGCCGCCGATCTTCCCGAAGATGGCGGAGCAAGCCCTGGATGTGTTCAAGCAACTGAAGATCGTGGACGCCCCTGGTAGCCCGACCTTTGGTGAGGCGTGTGCTCAATGGGTGTTCGATCTTGTAGCGTCGATCTTCGGGGCCTATGACACAGAGACTGGTCGTCGGCTGATCACCGAGTGGTTCATCCTGATCCCGAAGAAGAACAGCAAGAGCACCATCGCTGCCGGGATCATGATGACGGCGCTCATTCTGAACTGGCGCCAGTCAGCCGAGTTCTCGATCCTTGCGCCCACGGTCGAGGTGGCAAATAACGCCTACGCTCCAGCCCGGGACATGACACAGCGCGACGAGGATCTCGATGCGCTGATGCACGTGCAGACGCACATCAAATCGATCACTCACCGCGAGAGCGGAGCGACGCTGAAGGTTGTCGCGGCCGACTCCAACACGGTCGGCGGCAAGAAATCGGTCGGCACGCTGGTCGATGAGCTCTGGTTGTTCGGCAAGCGTCACGACGCCGAGAACATGCTGCGGGAAGCGATTGGAGGTCTTGCCTCGCGCCCAGAAGGCTTTGTGATCTACTTGACCACGCAGTCTGATGAGCCTCCAGCGGGCGTGTTCAAGCAGAAGCTGCAGTACGCACGCGATGTGCGCGATGGCGTGATCGTCGACAAGCGATTTGTCCCGGTGATCTTTGAGCATCCGCCAGAAATGGTGGCCCGCAAGGAGCACCTACTGGCTGAAAACCTGGCCCTGGTCAATCCGAACCTCGGTTATTCGGTGGATGAGGAATTCCTTGAGCGGGAGTTCACCAAGGCTAAGCAGGGCGGCGAAGAGTCCTTCCGCGGCTTCCTCGCCAAGCACGGCAACGTCGAGATCGGTCTGGCGCTGCGCTCCGACCGCTGGGCTGGCGCCGACTTCTGGGAGGGATCGGTTATACCCGTCACCTTCGATCAGTTGTTGGAGCGCTGCGAAGTGATCGACATTGGCGTCGACGGTGGCGGTCTGGACGATTTGCTCGGCCTCTACCTGGTCGGCCGGGAGAAGGATTCACAGCGCAAGCTTGGCTGGGGTTATGCCTGGGCCCATCCCTCCGTACTGGAGCGGCGCAAGGAGATTGCTCCGGCCCTGGAAGACTTCGCCAAGGCCGGGCACCTGACGCTGGTCAAGCGCGTCGGCGACGACGTGGAAGAGCTGGCCGATATCTGCGAGCAGATTATGGAGGCGGGCCTGCTGGACCTGATCGGCTGCGATCCGGTTGGCCTCGGGGCGATTCTCGACAAGCTGGCCGAGCGCAATATTCCGAATGACAAAATTGTCGCGGTGAGCCAGGGCTGGAAGCTTGGTGGCGCGATCAAGACCGCTGAGCGGTGGCTTGCCTCGGGCGAGTTCCAGCCGGCAGCGCAGCCCATGATGGCCTGGTGCGTCGGCAATGCCCGCGTCGAGCCGCGAGCCAACTCGATCCTGATCACCAAGCAGGCATCAGGCTCGGCAAAGATTGACCCGCTGATGGCCATGTTCAACGCCGTCACGCTGATGGCGCAGAACCCTGCTGCCGCGACCAAGAAGTTTCAGATATTCGTTCTGGGCTGATTGCCCGGCACCTTTAGAGCCCGCCTTGAGCGGGCTTTCTCGTTTCTGGAGAGCCCGCAATGAAGACCAATCGAGCGTACAGCACCCTTGAGGTGAAGGCGCTGGACGAAGAGAAGCGCGTCATCACTGGCATCGCTTCGACTCCTTCGCCTGATCGGATGCAGGACGTGGTTGAGCCGAAAGGCGCCGAGTTCAAGCTTCCGATCCCGTTCCTCTGGCAGCACAACCATGACGAGCCGATTGGGCACGTCACCGAGGCCAAGGTTACGCAGAGAGGGATCGAGGTTTCCGTGCAGCTCACCCGGGTGGATGAGCCCGGAAAGCTGAAAGACCGCCTCGATGAGGCCTGGCAGTCGATCAAGTCCGGCCTTGTCCGCGGTCTCTCGATTGGCTTCTACGCCAAAGAATTCGAGCAGATCCCTGGTTCCTGGGGGCTGCGCTTCCTCTCATGGGAATGGTTCGAACTGTCGGCCGTGACAATTCCGGCCAACGCAGAAGCAACGATCACTTCCGTGAAATCCATCGACCGAGAACAGCGCGCCGCGCTTGGCATCAAGTCTGTCACGGTCGTTCGCGTTCCCCCCGCCGGCGCTTCGGCAACCCGCACCAAATCCATCAAGTCTCCGAAGCCCGAGGAGGGCAACGACATGAAGACCATCGCTGAGCAGATCGCCGAGTTCGAGGCGACCCGCACCGCCAAGGCTACCGAAATGGAAGCCATCATGACCAAATCCGCCGAGGCCGGCGAAACCCTGGATGCCGAACAGTCGGAGCAATTCGACACTCTGGAAGCCGAGATCGCTGCCATCGACAAGCACATCGGCCGCCTGCGCAACATGCAGAAGACGCAGGCTGCGACCGCCAAGCCGGTATCGGAAGAACCCGGCGCCAAGCGCATCCAGACGCTGGATGTGAAAGAGCTGCAGGTACGCGCCAAGAACACCCAGAAGCTGGAGCCCGGCATCGCCTTCGCTCGCGCCGCCAAGTGCCTCGCCCTGGGCCACCTGGAACACCGTGACGCCATCGGCATTGCCAAGGCCCTGTACGACGGCCAGGACTCCATCATCGCCGCCACTCAGCGCCTGGTGACCAAGGCTGCCGTAGCGGCTGCGACCACCTCCGATGCAACCTGGGCCGGCCCGCTGGTTGGCGACGAAACCAACGTCTTCGCCGACTTCGTGGAATACCTGCGTCCGCAGACCATCCTCGGCCGCTTCGGCACCAACGGCATTCCCGGCCTGCGCCGCGTACCGTTCCGTACTCCGCTGATCGGCCAGACCTCCGGCGGCGACGGTTACTGGGTTGGCGAGGGCCAGGCCAAGCCGCTGACCAAGTTCGACTTCAACCGCACCACCCTGGAGCCGCTGAAGGTTGCCAACATCGCCGTGGCCACTATGGAGGTGATCCGCGATTCCAGCCCGGCCGCCGACGGCATCATCCGCGACCAACTGGCCGCAGCCCTGCGCGAACGCCTGGATATCGACTTCATCGATCCCGCCAAGGCTGCAGTTTCCGGCGTTTCCCCAGCCTCCATTCTCAACGGTGTTGTGGGCATTGCGTCCAGCGGTAATGACGCCGAAGCGGTTCGCGCCGATCTGAAAGCGCTGTTCAGCGCCTTCATCGCGGCCAACAACGCGCCAACCTCCGGTGTGTTCATTATGACCGCCACCATGGCGCTGTCGCTCAGCCTGATGGTCAACGCTCTCGGTCAACCGGAGTTCCCGACCATCACCATGACCGGCGGCACGCTCAATGGTCTTCCGGTGATCGTGTCGGAGTTCGTGCCGACCGATTCCAGCGGCTCCATCGTGGCCCTGGTGAACGCCAGCGACATCTACCTGGGCGACGAAGGCGGCATCGACCTGTCGATGTCCACCGAGGCGTCCCTGCAGATGAACGACTCGCCGGACAACCCGACCACTGCCAGCACCGTCCTCGTATCGCTGTGGCAGCGCAACCTGGTCGGCTTCCGCGCCGAGCGCACCATCAACTGGGCTCGTCGTCGCACCTCGGCCGTAGCCTACCTGACCGGCGTGAACTGGGGTGATGCCGCGCCGTAAACCTTGACGTGAAGGCTTGTCGCCATCTGGCGGCAAGCCTTATTTATCAAAAGAGGAATAAATAATGGCAAAGGTTGTTGGGTCGACGGAAAGCATAGCGACCTCTGTAGTCGGTGTTCCGGTGCAATCTGCAGTTAAATTGCTCGACGCGCGACCAGGCCGCAAGGCTGTGGTCATCGCTTACCCGGGAAGCTCGTTTCACATCGGTGCAAGCAGTGCAGTCACTGGTGCGAACGGTTTTCTGTTGAATGGAACGCTGCAGATCGAAACTGAAGCAGAAATCTGGGCCTACCGAATTGGCGGGACTGGAACGCTGAGCGTATCGGTTCTTGAAACCTACGACCAAGTGGGTTGCTAATCAGGGCGCTCCGGCGCCAGATTCCCTGGAGGGTCTATGAGCGTTCAAGTGATCGATCTGAAAACCGGCAAGCTGAAAACCATGCCGGTGAAGTACGCCAACATCCTGGTCAAGATGAAGCGTGCACGCTGGCCGGAGCAGGAGCCTGTCGTTGAGGTTGCCGATAGCCCTGTCATGGAAGAAACCATGGCCGTGGATCCCAAAGTGCAGACTGAGCCGCTGAAGAAGCGCGGCCGAAAATCCAAGGCTCAGGAGTAAGGCATGCGCCTGTTCGGCTACGAAATCAAACGCCGCCAGAAGGCACTTTCGAATGTGCCTATTTCCCGTGGCTGGTGGCCGCTGATCCGCGAGCCGTTCACTGGGGCTTGGCAGCGCAACAAGGAAGAGCGCCTGGACAGCCTGCTGCAATACCCAACGCTCTATGCCTGCATCTCACGCATCGCAACGGACATTGGAAAGCTGCCATTCAGCCTCAAGCAGAAGAACTCCCAAGGCATCTGGCAGACGATCACCAGCGCAGCTTATTCGCCAGTGCTAAGCAAGCCGAACCACTATCAGACTGCCCAGCAGTTCCGCGAATATTGGTCGCTGTCGAAGAAGACACAGGGCAACACGTATGTGCTCAAGGAGCGCGATCTGCGTGGGGTGGTGATTGGTCTCTATATCCTCGATCCCTGTCGGGTAATGCCGCTCGTGTCCGACTCTGGGGAGGTGTTCTACCAACTCTACGTCGACAACTTGAACCTGCTGCCCGACAGCGAGACTCAATTCATCGTGCCTGCTTCGGAAATTATCCACGACCGCTGCATCTGCCCGTTTCACCCACTGATCGGCCTGCCGCCGATTGCGGCAGCCTACTGGCCGGCGCTCAAGAACATGCGCATTCTCCGGTCGTCATCGGAGTTCTTCGCCAACAACGCCCAGCCTTCCGGCATCCTGTCCGCGCCTGGAGCAATTTCGGATGGCACGGCCGAGCGCCTGAAGGCCTATTGGAATGACAACTTCACTGGCGCCAATGCCGGCAAAGTGGCGGTGGTGGGCGATGGCCTTCAGTTCGTCTCGCTCGCCTCGAAGTCGGTCGATTCGCAGATGGTCGAGCAACTGCGTTATTCCGATGAGCAGATCTGCCAGCCCTTTGGTATCCCGCCATTCAAAGTGGGCCTGGGCACCATTCCTTCGGGATTGGGGGTAGATGCTATCAACCAGCTCTACTACGACGACGCCTTGCAGGCAGATATTCAGGCAATGGAGTGCTTGCTGACTGAAGGGTTGAACGCATCGCCCTACAAGGTCGATATGGACGAGTCGGTACTCATGCGGATGGACTCCGGCAAGAAAGCCGATTACCACCGCACGCTGATCGACGGCAGCATCGAGACCATCAACGATGCGCGGCTCGACTTCAATTTACCCCCGCTGCAGGGCGGCGATACCGTTTACATGCAGCAGCAGGATTTTCCGCTGGATCAGGTGCGCAACAACGTCCTGCCAAGCAATTCCCCTCCAGCGGAGCTAGTTCCGACCGTTCAGGAAGCGCCTGCTATCGAGCCTGACGCACAAACTCAGCGCGCTTTGGCCGAGTTGTTCCTCCTAAAGGCTGCCCAAGCCGCACGCACTGAGGCCCTTCAATGATCGACCCGGTAGAGTTCGGCAAGGCGATGGGCGCCATCGTTCGTGAAGCCACGGCGCCGCTGCTTGTCCGCATCGAGCAGTTGGAGAAGGCCTTGGCTGAGCGGCCGGATATAGGTGCCATCGCCGCGCAGGCTGCGTCCCTGGTTCCCGCGCCGCAGGATGGGAAGTCAATCACCGTGAAGGACGTGCGACCGATCCTCGATGACGCAATCAAGTCCTTGCGCTCGGATGCGGACAAGGCGCTTGCCGAGCCGCTGGAGTTGGCCGAGCAGGCCCGAGACGCATTGCTCAAGGCTCTCGGTGAACTGAAGCAGCCTGAAGACGGCAAGTCGGTAACTGTCGAAGACGTGGCGCCGCTCATCCGTGAAGAAGTGGCCAAGGCCATATCTGAACTTCCCCCGGCGAAAGACGGCGAATCGGTAACCGCTGAGGATGTGCGTCCCCTATTAGTGGAGTTGGTGGAATCCGCTGTGAAGGCGCTGCCTCCAGCCGAGCCGGGCAAGGATGCGGATATGGACGCTCTGCGCGCCCACCTTGGGGAACTGGTGAAAGGCATTCAGCTTCCAGCCGTACCGACCGTCGACGAAGTGGCCGCCACCTTCGAGCGCCGTTTCTCCGATCTCACTCTGTCCTGGGAGCGCCAGGCTCGCGATACCTTTGACAAAGCCGCCGACCGTATGCCGATTCCGAAGGATGGTCGTGATGCACTGGCCCTGGAGTCTTTCGACATGGCCATAGCTGAAGACGGCCGCACCATTACCGTCAAGCTTCAGGCTGGAGAAACGCTGATCGAGAAGTCAGTGAAGATCCCTGCGGTGATCGACCGCGGCGTCTACAGCAGCGAAGACAGCTACGAGAAGGGCGATGGCACCACCTATGGCGGCTGCTACTGGATCGCTCAGAAGGATGCGCCTGAAGGCGTTCCGGGTGGTTCTGCTGACTGGCGCCTGGCTGTGAAGAAAGGCCGTGACGGCAAGGATCTGCGCGACAGCGCGTCGAAGCATGATCCGAGCAAAGGGGTGAAGGTCTGATGGACTACGTCACCCTTGATCGCGCCAAGGCCCATCTCGGCATGGACCACGATGAGGACGACACCCTCATTAGCGCATACATCTCTGCGGCATCCGGAGCCGTGAAGAACTACCTGAAGTCGGCGTCTGCCTATGAAGTCGAGCGCGATAGCAATGACGATCCGGTCATGGATAGCAACGGCGATCCTGAGTATGCGCGAGACATCAACGGCGACAAGCTGGTTGCGATGCCGGTGCAGCAAGCCACGCTCTTGCTGATTGGCTACTTCTACAAGAATCGCGACGAGAACCCCGACAGTGCCTTTGCTCAGGGCTACCTGCCTGCTCCGGTGACTGCACTTCTCTATCCGCTCCGCGATCCTGCGGTGGCCTGAAATGGGCATGCGAGCAGGCCGTCTCCGCCACCGGGTGGACATCCAGGAACGGCAGGACGTGCAAGACCCAGTGACTGGTGAGGTCGTTCCTATCTGGACAACTGTCTGGCCTTCCGTGCCTGCCGCTATCGAGCCACTGAGTGTTCGCGAGTTCATCGCTGCCCAGGCAGTGCAATCCGATATCAGCGCGCGGATCACAATCCGCTATCGCGATGGGCTCCTGCCGAACATGCGTGTCCTGCACAACGGAAAGGTCTACAACCCGGCCGGGTGGCTGCCCGATCCGGTGCGTGGCAATGAATACCTGACAGCGCCCTGTTCCGAAGGCGTCAACGAAGGCTGATGGAATCCAAGCGTTGGACTGGCTGCACCGTCGTGTGCATCGCTTCCGGACCGAGTTTGACGGCTGAAGACTGTGCCGTAGTTGGGCGCGCAGGCCTGCCAACCCTTGCAGTGAACTCCAGTTGGAAGTTGGCCAGGTTCTGCGAAGTGATTTATGCCGGCGATGCGTGCTGGTGGGCTGAGTACGGCGAAGAGATAGACATTCCTGCTGAACGCTGGAGCTGCACTCGCCAGGCCGCACAGCGCTTCGGCGTGAATCACCACCAATCAGGCGGCGCCTACAACAGCGGGATGCGCGCCATACAGTTCGCTATGCAGCAGGGCGCCTCTCGGGTTCTGCTGCTCGGATACGACTGCTCGCTTGCTGCCGGCAGCCATTGGCATGGCGACCACCGGAAGACGAAGAATCCGGACGTGCAGAAGGTCGCTGGCTGGCACAAGCAGTTCGCACAGGTTGCGGCAGAGGCCAATGCGCGTGGCGTTGAGGTGATCAATTGCAGCCGATACAGCGCCCTCGGATGCTTCCCGCGCTTGAGCCTTGAAGAGGCCCTACAGGTTTAACCCTTTCGCCCGCGAGGGCACCCAACACGCAGCTAGGCCCGTACAGCCGAACGGCGGATGTCGCTCATCCGTCCGCCCCGCTGCGTCTCTATTCGCCTGATGAGCGAGGTAAGTCAGATGCGCGATACAAGCAGATGGAGTCTTCTGCAAGAAATTGCAGGCCGTTATGCGGGCCAGTCAGTGCTTTACTGCCTGACCTTCAGCCACGGACTGATGAAGGTGGGGAAAACTCAGAACATGAAGTCGCGACTGGAAGCTCTTTCAGCTCACGGGTTGCTGAGATCGGTTGCTGTCAATCTAGTAGTTCAGCCCGTAAACACGTGCCTTGCTGATGCTGAGAAGATCGCCCTCAAGCGATTCGCTGGGCTAACCCAGCAGCATGAGCCTGAGGTGTTTTCTGTGCTCGACCTTGGCCTCGTCAAGTCGGTTCTCGCCGAGTCGGCTGATATGGCCAAGGAGAAGCAGCCAAAGCCAGAGGCTACCGATGCATTTTTTGATTCATGCGCCAGATCATCAGGGATGTACGCCGCGATGATTCATCTGGCAATAAACCGAGCTAAGGAAACGGGAATGCACGCAAGGGCTGCCGAGCTTCTCCAGGTCGTGGAAACCACGCCGCCTGGCGAGCTGAACGAAGTCGTCAGAAATATGCTCGGTAAGTCGAGCACTGGCGCGGCCAACTGCAACTGACTCTCGGGCTCGACGCTGCCTAACCCGAACCACCCAACGAAAAGCCCGCCAAGTGCGGGCTTCGTCGTTTCTGGAGATTATGAAATGACCGACCAAGCAATCGAACAAGAAATCCAAGCCAAGGGCCTGACTGCTCCACGCATCACGCCTGCAGACATCGAGGCGAATATCGCTGGCGAGTACTACTTTACTGCGGCTGATGGTGTGAATCAGAGGCCTGACTGCAATCCTGACGCCGTGGTTGCAGGCGTGCATGAATCGCTCGGCCTGCTGACCTTCTGCGTGTTGGTGCTGAAGAACGGTTTCACCGTAACCGGTGAGTCGGCCTGCGCGAGCCCGGAGAACTTCGACGCCGAACTCGGCCGCAAGATCGCCCGACAGAACGCCGTTGCGAAGATCTGGCCGCTGATGGGCTACGAATTGCGTAGCAGGCTGGCCGGCTGATCTGTGCTGATCCGTGGAATGCTCGGCCTCGGCGACTCGATCTATTCCAGGGCATTCCTGAAGAAGTATCCGGGGGCATTCCTCGAAACGCCGTGGCCAGGACTCTACCGAGACCTAGACGTGAAGTGCGTCCGCCCGACGACGCAGTTGCGCACCCAGGCCAAGAACATCCAGCGTGAGCACGACTGGCACCGCCCTGTCGGCGGCGGCCAAATGCGCATCGCCTACGGCCGAGATCCGATTATCCAGGGGCTGCGCAAGGCATTCCGCTGCGAGCCTGGTGAGTTCGACCTGCCGGACTTCGGGCCATCTTCGGTCGAAGGCCGATATGTGCTGGTTCGTCCGGCCACGATTCGCGCCGAGTGGCGGGCAGATACCCGCAACCCTCTGCCCGAGTACATCGCCAGCGCTGCCACTGAAATGCGCCGCAGAGGCTGGAAAGTGGTTTCCGTAGCCGACCTGGAGCCGGGCAAGGAATGGTCGCTAGACCCCTTACCGCCGGCTGACATCCAGTTCCACAAGGGCGAGCTTCCAGTTGAGCAATTGCTGGCGCTGCTCCAGCACGCTGACGCAGTGATCGGCGGCATTGGCTGGATCGTCCCGGCCAGCATCGCCGCCAAGGTTCCAGCCTGGATCATCTGTGGCGGGCAGGGCGGATACAACTCGCCCGAACACATCACCGACAAATGCATGGACCTGTCCCGCGTCACCTTCGCGGTTCCAGACAGGTTCTGCCGCTGCACCCTGAAACAGCACAACTGCGACAAAAGGATCACCGATCATGACCAACGCTTTGCCGCCTGGGCTGACCGACTGCCTGCTCTGGTCTGAAGAGCTTGGCATGGGCTTCCACCCGCGCCCTCCGATGGACTATAGCGGGCCGTATTTCGAGAAGTACCGGAACCTCGATGCTACGCCGATGGGTGAGGCGCTGACTCGCGCTCGCATTGAACTGGTCCGTCGCCACTTCGATGGCCAGGTGTTGGATATCGGCATCGGCGGCGGTCGCTTCGTCGAGGAAGCCGATGCTTTCGGTTTCGACGTGAACCCCGAAGCCCTGGCGTGGCTGCATGCCAATGGCCGCTACAAGAACCCGAACTTCGGCTGGCCGGCCATGACCTTCTGGGACAGCCTGGAGCATATCCCCGAGCCTGAGGTTGTGCTGAAGGGCATCGGTGAATGGGCCTTCGTCTCCATGCCGATCTACAAGGACGCCAAGGACTGCTTGGCGAGCAAGCACTACAAGCCGGCAGAACACCTATGGTACTGGTCCCTGGAGGGCTTCATCGCCTGGATGGACCGCCAAGGCTTCGAGGTCATGGAGATCAACCACGCCGAGTCCGAGCTTGGCCGGGAAGGCATCACCTCCTTTGCGTTCCGCCGTCATGGCTGACTTCATCGAGTTCAAGCTGCGCGGCGCCGACGATATCGTGGCGAAGTTCCGCAACCTGTCCGAGAACGTCAGGCGCAAGGTAGTGGTTCCTGCGGCGAAGGACGCGATGGAGATCGTTCGCGCCGATGCGGAAGAGCGAGCATCGCGCGTCGACGATCCCAAGACCTGGCCGGATATCTCCAAGAACATCGCCTTGGTCGAGCGCAAGAAGCTCGGCGAGGAAATGGGCGCAGCCTACGTATCGGTGGGCGTTCGCAAGCGTAAGAAAGGGCAGGGCGGCGGGAACACCTTCTACTGGTGGTGGGTTGAGCTGGGCACTGAGCATTCGGCTCCGCACCCCTTCGTTCGCCCGGCCCTGGAGCAAAACAGGGAGGCGGTCTTCCGCGAGTTCATCAGTTCCGCACGGTATCAACTGATCAAGCTGGGTGAGTACTGATGTATCCGCCAATCTTCGCCAAGGTGGCCGCCGATCCTGGAGTGACTGCACTTCTTGGATCATCGCCGGTTCGGTTCTTCCCTTTTGGGCAAGCGACACAAGGCGTTCAGAAGCCCTATGCAGTATGGCAGTTGATCTCTGGTGGGGTTCCCTATAACAACCTCAACTGCAGGCCTGGCGGCGCCCGGTATCGCATTCAGATCGATGTCTATGCGAGTACGGCATCGGCGGCTCGTTCAGCGGCGGATGCCATCGAGCATGCCATCGAGCTCGATTGCCATGTGGTCAGCTACAACGGCGAATTCCGCGATCCAGAAACCCAGAATTACCGGTCCAGCTTCGATGTGAACTGGATCGAACCACGTTCTTAGGCCTCGTCGAGAGACGCGCCTCCAAAGCCGCCCCTAGCCACGTCGGGAGACGTTGCGACAGGGCGCACCAAATTCCAAGCCCTGGCACATGCCGGGGCTTTTCTTTTCCTGCGCAAGGAAAACGACTGCCGGGAGGCAGCCAATCGACCGCTGTGAAGCGGCCAAGTCCAGTACTGGAGATTCACCCATGGCAAAAAACAACGTGGTCAAGGCTCAGGGCACTGACCTGTTCTTCATCGATCCTGATTCCCATCAGGTTCTGAACGCTGGCTGCATCACGTCGCTCTCCGGCATCGATACATCGATCGATCAGATCGAGACCACCTGCCTGAACGAGACCGCTCGCAGCTACGTCGCCGGCCTGGCCACCCCGGGCACCGCCACGTTCAGCATCAACACCAATCCGCAGGATGCGGTCCACATTCGCCTGCTTGAGCTGAAGAACGCCGGCGTGAGCCTGGACTGGGCCGTGGGTTGGTCAGATGGCACCAGCACCCCGACTGCCGTTGTGAACAGCGATGGCGACTACGAGTTCGACCTGCCGGAAGACCGTTCCTGGCTGCTTTTCGAGGGCTACATGAACAGCTTCAGCTTCGACTTCGCGCAGAACGCTGTCGTGACGTCGAGCATCGGCATCCAGGTCTCGGGCGAGCCTGTGCTGATCCCGAAATCCAGCAGCTAAGGAAACCTCATGACCGATTTCAGCCTCGACCTGATCCAATCGACCGGCGCCGCCATCGGCGCTCCCGTGGAGAAGGAAATCACCTGGGTAGTGGGCGGAAAGGAGCACAAGGCTACCGTCTTGGTGCGCCTGTCCTCCTATGACCGTGCCATGCGCGAGTTCGAACTCCAGAAGGAGAGCAACGACGTCCTGGTTGCGCGCATCGTATCGTCCATCGTCGACCGCTCCGGGAAGCCGGTATTCACTTCGCAGGAGCAGATCACGGGCGATCCTGAGACCGGCGAGGGGAAGATGATCGACACCCTGTTCTTCGCACTGCTGGGCGCGATCAACTCGGCCAACGGTTACCAGGCTGAACCGGCAAAAAACTAGATCCCTCCGACGTCTTCTGGCATGAGCTCGTGCTGGCCGGCGTCGGAGGGATGACGGTTGCCGAGGCTAAGTCCCGAATGAGTTACCGAGAGGCCCAGCAATGGGCCTCCTTCATCAAGCAGAACGGCCCCATCAACTCAACTCGCCGCATCGAGGCGATGCTCGCCAAGATTTGTTGGGTGGTCCAGCGGGTACAGGGAGGAAAGATGGAGGCCGATGATTTCATGCCTGATTACACCGAGCAGGAGCCGCAAGAGGCTTCCATCGAACAATTCGCCGCCATCCTCTCGATGGCTCGCGTTAAATAAGCGGAGATCATATGGCCACGGATTCACTCGGGACGCTGACTGTCGATCTCATTGCCAACACTGGTGGGTTTGAGCGTGGCATGGATCGTGCCGAACGGACCATTAAGGGTCAGCAGAAAGCTCTTGAGGGGTTGCGCAAGGAGTTTGACCCGACTCTCGCCGCATATGATCGCCTGGAGAAAAAACAGGAACAACTGAATAGGCTCTTCAAAAGTGGGTCAGGTGTCATTGATAAGGATGAGTACGACAACCTCAGCAAGGCCATCAACGATGCTCGCCTAGCTTTGGATGATGGCAGCTCATCGCTAGGCAAATACGGAGTTACTGCCAAGCAAGCTAAGGCGGCGATGCGTGGACTTCCGGCGCAGTTCACTGATATCGCCACGTCTTTGCAGGCCGGACAAAATCCGCTAACGGTATTCCTTCAGCAAGGCGGCCAGATCAAAGATCAGTTTGGTGGAGCCGGAGCTGCTCTGAAGGGGACTGCGTCATACCTTAGCAGTCTAATTACGCCGGCTACGATTGCTGGCGCTGCAATAGCCGCATTGGGCGTGGCCTATTACGATGCCTACAAGACCCAGCAGGAATTCAACCAAGCCCTTTACCAGGGGAACGGCACGATAGGCGTCTCTGCCGAGCAACTGCAGAATCTTGCTAAGCAGGCTGGCTTGGCCACCGGGAATCTTTCTGGCGCTGAGGATGCATTCAAGGCGCTAGCTGCTGCCGGGAATCTCAGCAACACCCAACTGCAGAACCTTGGCGAGGCAGCGGCTGCCGTCTCGGAGTACACCGGGAAAGGTGCTGATGATATTGCCAAATCCTTCGCAGCCATGGGAGAGAACGCAACCCAGGCCGCGCAAAAGGTCAGCCAGCAATATGGCCTGATTACTGCCGAGCAGTATGAAGTTATCAAGGCGATCGACGAGCAAGGAGATCATCAGCGCGCCCTGGATCAACTCAGCGAAGATCTAAACAAAAATGCGCTTGAGCGCCTTAAAACTTACAGGGGTTCTCTTTCCGATCTTGAACGCGACTGGGATAATGTTAAAGATGCAATCGGACGGGCCTATTCGGCAGTAAAATCGGAACTGTTCCCCGATAACGCCAAACAGATTGAGATCATCCAGCGGCAGATTGACTATATCAATGCGCATCCAGTTCTATCAGCTTTCACCTATGCTGGCGGCGGATCGCGTGATGAGGTTTTGGCCAAGCTTGAGTCGGAAAAGAAGGCGCTACAGGATGCAGGAGAGCAGACTGAACTGAACGCCCAATCTCAGGCTGAACTGACTAGGGCAAACCAAGACTACATAGCTGTATCCAATCAATTGGATCAGCAGCTTTCTGATGTGTCGCCAGAGACCAAGAAGGCCAAGGCTATCGAACTGCTGAACGAGCGCTTTCGCAAGCTCATGCAGACGGCCGCAACGACAAATCAGAGCAGCCCTTTGCTTTCCGGCGTGGAATACGACGGCCAGAACTTCTCTGGCGGTGCCTATGACAAGCTTCTGAAGCAGGTCAACGACCAGTTCACCAAGAAGACTCCGAAAGGAAGAACGAGCACCTATCGAGAGGATTCCGGCACGCAGATGCTGGACAACCTCCGCCAGCAGTATGCCGCCATTCAGGCGCAGAACGTCGCGCTAGATGATCAGGATCGGGTAGGCCAGAAGATCGGTGCTCAAGCCCAGGCGCTGGCAAAGTGGGAGCAAGAACTTGCCGATCTAAAATCCAAGAAGACGCTCACTGCCGATCAGCAGGCGCTGGTAGCTAGTTCCGACCTCATTACGGCCCAGTTGAAGCGAAATGCCGCTCTAGAGAAAGAGGTGGCGCTCCGTAAGCAGACCCTGGAGGACGCCCAGAAGCTTTCTGCTTTCCAGTCCACGCTGAACGACCAGCTCGACCAAGCAAGGAGATCGCAGCAGCAGAATCTATCCAGCTTTGGCTTGGGAGATAAGGAGGCCAGACGCCTTCAAGAGGTTCAGTCGATTCAGGAAAGCTACCTTCGGCAGCAGAGCCAACTCACGAAACAATTCAACGCAGGGCAGATCAGTGGAGATTTGTATTCTCAGGAGACTGATGCGCTTAAGTCAGCTCTAGATGAGCGGCTTAAGCTGCAGCAGGACTACTACTCACAGGTCGATGCGGCACAGCAGGATTGGGGGAAGGGCGTTGAATCATCCCTGCAGAACTATGTCGACAACGCCAGCAATTACTACCAGCAGGCAGCGGATGCGGCCAACACCATTCTCAATGGTTCGGTAAAGGGAATCAGTGATGGCATCTACGATGTATTGACTGGCGCCGAAAGCCTAAACGATGCGCTGGGTAACATTGCAGCGACCATTGGCCAGTCGATCATCCAGGCCCTCGCTCAGATGGCTGCTCAATGGCTGGTGCTGCAGGCCGTCCAGCTTGCGGTTGGACAGACAGGGACGGCATCCGCGATTGCGGAGGCTGCGATTGCCGGCCCTGCAATTGCCTCGGCCTATGCGCCCGCGGCAGCGATGGCTTCTCTTGCCTCGTTTGGCGCCAATGCTCCAGCCGCTATCGCCGGCATCAGTGCTACCAACATCGCCGCGCAGTCTTATGCACTGCTGGGCATGGCACACGACGGCATCGATGCTATTCCGGAAACAGGAACCTGGCTCCTACAGAAGGGCGAGCGAGTAACCACCGCATCTACTAGCGCGAAGCTCGATAAAACCCTGAGTGACATCCAGAACAATCAGACCGACAACAGCCGCAGCACCGTCATCAACTTCTACCAGCGAGGTGGTGGAAGCTCGCGCGAACAGCAGGCCAGCACTGCCAAGGCAGCGCGCCAGATCGCTCGTGCAGTCGATGCGGCCGGGAGGTATAGCTGATGGGGGAGTTCATTGAGGAGCGTCTGGACACCTGCTTCCGAATCGGCGCCGAGGCGGAGGACAGCTTCTTCACCAGCGTCACCACGACAGCAGGAGGTTCGCGGTTTGTCTCGCTGAAGAACGGCAAGCCCTACCGCACCTTCGATATCGAGTACGTGAAGTACAACAAGGAACTGGCCCAGGAAGTAGCCAGCCTGTACTACAGGACTTGGGGTGGATTTGCCGGCTTCCGAGTGAAGGCCTGGGCGGATTTCACCACGGCAATCGATGGCCAGTCGGCCTATACCTCGCTGGACTGCACGTTGGATATCGTCAGCGATGGCGTATACCAGTTGGTGAAGGAGTACGGCCGGGACAAGCCTGGTTTGGCGAGCATCGGCAGGCCCCGTCGGACGATCTTCAAGCCGGTACAGGGGAAGGCCGTCATTGCCGTAGCCGGAGTGGCCTACCCGAACGGAACCACCATCGATTACACGACCGGCCGGGTGACTCTGGCAGCGAACAAGACGGGCACCATTACGGGCATCACCAAGGGCGCGACTACCGTCATCAGTGTGGTCAATAGCTTCGTCATCGGTGAGTCCGTGGTGATCTCCGGTGTCTCTGGGATGACGCAGATTAACGGGCGCCGAGCGCTCATCACTGCGCGCTCTGGAACCTCGATCACCGTGGCCATCAACTCCACCGCCTTCAGCGACTACACCAGCGGCGGAACGGCTCAAACGCGTCCGCTAAATACCGGATCGGACATCGTAACCGGCGGATGTGAGTTCGACATCCCTGTCGCATTCGACTCGAATTTCAACGTCCAGGCGCTGAGTGCGGATGTGGGGCAGGCGTCAGGATTGACTCTTGTTGAACTCCTGAATCCCTGATGGGGCGATTGGCTCCCTGCATGGACAGAAACCCTCACTCCAACCCAAAAGCAAAAGCCCCAGGTGCTCGCAACGCCCGGGGCTTTTTGTTCTCACCCCTATCGCATCCATAGGAGCAAGACATGCATGCACTCTAGCAAAACGAGGCTATCCATGAAAGGCAAGATGACTGCCGGCGGCGCGAATGTGGCCGGCATCCTGATCTCCCTCGGCATTACCGCTTTCCTCGTCCTGTCCGGCGTCGCCCTCGTTCTCGCTGCTCGCTGAAACCCTCAGAGACCACCCATGAAACCACACGTCGCAGACTGGAAGACGAGGGTTTACTGCGCCCGCATCGAAGCTGAGAACGGAACCGTGGTGCGCCTGGCTGCTTATCCGACTGACCTCGTAATGAGCAACGGAACGGTCTATTCGACCGAATCCGGCTACGAGTTCAGCGGATTGGATGCGACCGACAGCATGTCGCCGTCGAGCGTGGACCTGACCGGCATCCTGAACCATGGGATCACCCGGGAGCAGTTGGCCACTGGCGTTTTCGACAACGCTCGCTGCTATGTCTTCGCCACTTCCTGGAAGGCGCCCATCGAGGACGAAGAGCCGCTTGGCGTCATGATCCTCGGCAAGACCACGCTCACCGACGATGCCTATAAGGCCGAGATGATGAGCATTGTGGATGCGCTGAATCAGTCAGTTGGCTCGGTGTTCACTGCTCAATGCCCCTATACGCTGTTCGACCAGACGCTGGATGGTCGAATCATCGCGCCTACCCGTAGCCGTTGCACCGGTCCTCGTTCCAACCCGGATGGCCCGAACATCAACGACTACAAGGTCAGCGGGACGGTTACTGGCGTCACCAGTCAGTACACCTTCACCGATTCTTCCCGGGCTGAGGCGGATGACTGGTTCACCGCCGGCCAGGTGATGTTCACCACGGGGCTCAATGCCGGCCTGAAGCCGCAGCAGATTAAGTCTTCGACCTCGGCAGGTGTCATCACCACGCACGAGCCGTTCCCCTATGCCATCGCGCCTGGGGATGCCTACGTGATGATTCCCGGCTGCCGGAAGCGCCGCACTGAGGACTGTGTGGGCAAATACGGCAACGGCCCGAACTTCGGTGGCCAGCCTGATATGCCAACCGCATCCCAATCCGGAGCAGTAGGGAGGGGCGCATGACTCGCGACGAGATCGTCTCTGCCGCCCTGGAGGCCGAGGGAACACCGTTCCGCCATCAAGGGAGAGTGGTTGGGCTTGGGCTCGACTGCGCAGGCCTCTACGTCTTCGTCTGCCAGCGCTTGGGTATCCCCCATCAGGACGCGCAGGGATACCCGCGCACTCCCTTTGACGGCGAACTGGAGCGCCAGATGGACGCCCAGCCGTCCTTGCAGCGCATCGCCGTTCCTGAAGCACAGAAGGGTGACGTCCTGCTGATGCGCATGACCAAGCAACCCCAGCACATCGCGATCCATGCCGGCGAATACCGAGGGCATCCCTACGTCATCCATGCCAGCGAGCAGCACGGGAAGGTCTGTGTCCATCGCCTGGACTCGACCTGGTTCGGTCGCGTCGTTCGTGCATATCGATTTGAGGAAGTTTAATGAGTACCGGTCAACTCGCTGGAGGCGTTGCCGGAGGAATTGCTGGCGCCCTGCTCATAGGTTCAGGGGTTGGGATTGCCGGCGGCGTCATCATCGGCGGGCTCCTTGCCGGCCTTTCCTCCGCACAAAAGACTGTTATTGAAATCGGCAAACGGTCAGATCGCACTTTCCAGGGCAGTGAGTACGGCGGCGACATCCCGCGCGTCTACGGCACTGTCGGCCTCTCCGGCAGCCAGATCGTCTGGATGGAGAAGAACCAGCTCAAGGAAGTCGTCAAAAAGAAAAAGTCAGGCGGGAAGGGCGGTCCTTCGACCGTCACCAAGACCTACAGCTATTACGCCACCTTTGCCCTGATGCTCTGTCAAGGCGAGATTGCCGGTATCCGTCGCATCTGGTGCTCCGACAAGCTCATCTACAACGCCGGCAGCGATGACCTGGAAACCATCATCGCGAGCAACCAGGCCGCGAAGGGATGGAGGCTGTACCGGGGGACGGATGATCAGTTGCCCGATCCGCGCTATGAGGCTGATGTTGGCGTTGGGAATGCGCCGGCCTTCCGCGGCTATACCTACATCGTTTTTGATGACTTCGCCCTGGCCGATTACTCGAACACGCTGCAGGCGGCGCAGTTCAAGGTGGAAGTTGTTAATTCCGCTGAAACCAGAACGAGCATTCTGTATAGAGAATCAATAAGCTATCCAAGTCAATCTTCTATATTCATTTTGTTCAATAAAAGATCTGCAGAAATAGCAAGGACTGCATTCAGGGCTAACATTGATACAACTCCAAAAACTATTGATGTGTATAGAACGTCTGGTATTTTTCGAGAGCCATTTCCGCTTGGCGGACAATATAGTTCAGATCTGGTAGCTGTTGGCGATCTTGACTATGCACTTATGCCATTAACCAATGATAGAGTGGTTACAAACATAGGGGTATTTGCTACATATCCAGCGCTCTCTGGCGCCAAAAAAGCATATTACGATGACGGTCTCATGTATGTGCTGGCAAGCTCGGATGGCACTGTCTATGTCAGAGACATAATCGGAGCTGTTTCTCACGCTAGCGATGCATCAGACTATCTGACGTTTACTGTTGGGGACGCATATGTATATGCATTGACTGGCGAGCGAATAGATATCTTGTATAAAGAGAGTCTTTCGCTGCTTAGTAGTGCTCCATTTAGTTCAGATTTTACTGTATCGGGAATTACCTATTGTTCATTTGATGATGGTGTTCTTTGGGTTCTTCCTCAAGAGGAACACCCTATTTTGCAGGGGTATGATGCATCTACCGGAGAAAGAACTCATCGTATTGAAAGTGATGATTTCGCATCACTTCGAATTGGTGGGAATGGACAGCCAGGGATTGTAGTTGATGGGGTGATATACCGAAGAGGTGGGAGTGATGATTCTCCAATTCAGGTTATAGCATTCTCAATACAAGTTGATGCCAAAGTAGATCTTAAAGATGTTGTCTCATCAGAATGTTTGTTGAGCAATCTAATCGCGCCGATAGATCTTGATGTCAGCCTGCTGACTCAAAGCGTTACAGGATACCGAGTTTCAGGCGGAACGATTCGCTCAGTCATCGAGCCGCTTCAAGGGGCTTATCCGTTCGACGTTGTTCCCTCCGGCTACAAGATCAAGTTCATCCCGCGCGGACAATCGTCGGTGATGACGATCCCCTTGGAAGATCTTGCGGCAACGGATGGGGATGAGATTGGCGACTCGCTGCCGTACTCGCGTGAAATGGACTCCCAGCTTCCGCAGAAGGTCAGCATTACGGCGCTCAGTTCGGATCGTGAATATGGCTCCAGCACCCAGTATTACGAGCGTCTGAACACTACTGCGGTAAACACAGAAGACCGCGATATCCCACTCGTTCTGAGCGACGATGAAATCGCGCAGATGGCCGAGAAACTGCTGTTTCTCCGCTGGCTTGAGCGCGATGACTTCGACTTCTCGCTACCACCCATCTATCTCGCTCTTGAGCCATCTGACGTTGTCATGGTCAAGGCTAAGTTTGGCGACTTCGAACTGCGCCTGACTGAAATCAACTATGAGTCGGACAGTCGGCTGACCTGCAAGGCCAAGCTGAACAATGCAGCCATTTATATTAGCAATGCTATCGGCGCCCCGGGACCAGGCCCTGATGGCACGATTCCGCTAACCGGCGAATCCATCGTCGTTCTAATGGACATCCCGGTCGTCGATGAGACCGTGCAGAATAGTCCAGGGTTCGTGGTGGCGATGTCAGGCTACACGGATGGTTGGAGTGGTGGCGTGCTCGTTCAGTCTCCCGATAATGGTCAGACGTGGAGTGACCTACAGGCTTTCACCTCGAAGTGCACCTTCGGCAATACATTCGACGTACTGCCGGCGAGCAATGGCACGGTCATTGACCAACGCGCCCTGACGGTGACGCTTATCTCTGGCGCGCTGGAAAGCGTAACGCGCGACCAGATGCTCGCTGGCATCAACTACGCCGCCTACGGCAGCGATGGGCGCTGGGAGATTGTTCGCTTCCAGACTGCCGCTCTGCAGTCAGACGGGACGTACAGAGTCAGTGGATTTGTGCGTGGGCAGCGAGGGACTGAGTGGGCAACAGGTTTGCACCAGCGTGGCGACTGGTTTGTTCTTCTCGATGACCCGGACAACGCCTTCGTTGGCATGCCGGTGGAGTCCATCGGGATCACGCGCCTATACCGCGCGGTTTCTTCGGGTGCAACGGTTGATAGCGCTCAGGACCAGAGCTTGGCCTATCGCGGCGTTAACTTGGAATGTCTGTCTCCGGTATATGCCCGCGGAACCCGGGATGTCTCAAGCAACTTTTCCGGGACGTTTACCAGGCGCAGTCGACTCTCGAACAGCTGGTGGACCAATGGGGTGGTTGCTCCGATCGGTGAGACCAGCGAGGCATATGAGGTCGACGTCATGTCGGGCTCGACGGTGAAGCGCACGATCCCTATCACCTCGCCGGCCTGGTCCTACTCGGCTTCCAACCAGACCTCCGACTTCGGCTCGCCGCAGTCCTCGATCACATTCCGAATCTACCAGCTGTCGTCCGTCGTCGGGCGCGGCTATCCACTTGAGGTAACGCTCTGATGGCAACGACCGGGAAGCTCGGCCTTGAGCTGCTTCAGAACAATGCTGCGAACCAGACTCTGGCGAACCTCACCTTTGCCAGCCTGAACCAGATTGTGCAGCTATCGATAATCGATAAGGACCTTTCGACTCCTCCAGGATCTCCAACTGATGAAGCGGCTTACATCGTCGCTTCTGGAAACTGGGGGACCGGGTCCAGTAAGGCCGGCCAAATTGCCTGGTGGTCTGCATCTGCCGGGGCTTGGCAATTCATCGTGCCAAAGGCCGGCTGGATGGCGTCCGTGCTGGACGAATTGGATGCAAATGGGATCGCCAAGCGCTATGGGTATTCAGGCTCTGCCTGGGCGCTACCGGAAGCGAGTGGGGGTGGTGGGTCGGGTGGTGCGGCGGTAATTACCGAAGCGACCACTTCTCGAACTGCCGCGCTTACCGACAATGGCGCCTACATCCGCTTCACCAATACCAGCGCCTCTACGTTGACCATTCCACCGCAGAGCTCCGTCAGCTGGGGTTCGACAGCAGAAATCCATGTGCGCCGCGGGTCGACTGGAAACCTGACCTTGACGCCTGGCTCTGGAGTCACCCTGAACGCGCCGTCGGGGGGGACTTTGGTGATGACAGAACGGATGACGGTCACGCTAAAGCGCGTCGCTTCTGACGTGTGGGACGTGATTGGTCAAACGGTGCCAGTATGATTCCCGGCATTGTGGCTGCTCAGATGCTGAGCGCTTCCGGTCCCGCCACCGACCCTCAGTGGACCCTCGTTTCAGCGCTGCTCCATTTCGATGGCGCAAATGCTTCAACCACCATCACCGACCAGAAGGGCCATACGTTCAGCGCATTCAACGGCGCCGCCCTCAGTACTTCGGAGAAGAAGTTCGGGTCGGCGAGTCTTCTTCTGAACGGATCGACCAACTACGTAAGCTCTGCGACCTCTACGGATTGGGAGTTTGGTTCTGGCGACTTCACTCTGGAAGGATGGATTCGCCCGGCGGCCACAGTCACTGCGCGCCAGGAGATCTGCAGCCGATTCAGTGTTTCCGGCTGGGGAATGCAGATATCCGATACAGGCTTCCTTCGCGCCTTCGTCGTAAACAGCACATCTGGCTCTGTAATCGTCGGGCCTGGAGCAACTACGGTAGCCGCAGGCGCTTGGCACCATGTGGCGTTGTGCCGAAGTGGGACCACTCTGCGACTCTTCCTGGATGGTGTTGTTGAGGCGACAGCAAGTATCAGCGGGACCATCGAGGTCAATTCCAGCGCCCTGTTTATTGGGGCGGATGGCGGGACTCAGCGTTACTTCAATGGAAACTTCGACGACTTCCGGATAACGAAGGGTTATGCCCGCTATACCGCAAACTTCACCCCGCCGAACGCTGCCTTCCCCAACTCCTGAGGTGCGCTATGCCAATCACCGAAGCGCAGCTCCTGCGCATCTACCCCAACGCCGGCCCTCGTGCCGGCGTTTTTGTTCCTGCGCTCAACCGGGCGATGCAGCGCTACCGGATCGACTCACCTGTGCGACAAGCGGCGTTCCTGGCGCAGATCGGCCATGAATCGGGCCAACTGCGCTACGTGCGCGAGATCTGGGGCCCGACGGCGGCGCAGCAGTGCTACGAGGGCCGGAAGGACCTGGGCAACACCCAGCCGGGCGACGGTAAGCGCTTCATGGGCCGCGGCCTGATCCAGATCACCGGCCGGGAGAACTACCGGAAGGCAGGTGCCGCCCTAGGCCTGCCGCTGCTCGACCAGCCTGAACTGCTGGAGCAGGCCGAGTGGGCAGCCACGTCCGCAGCCTGGTGGTGGGCCAGTCATGGCCTGAACGAGCTGGCCGATGCCGGGCGCTTCGAGGACATCACCCGACGCATCAACGGCGGCCTGAACGGGCAGGCGGATCGTCTGGCGCTGTGGGAGAAGGCCAAGGCGGTGCTGGCATGACCTGGCTGCTCAGCTACTGGAAGCCCCTAGCCCTGGTAGCAGTCATGCTCTGCGCCTTCGCTTCTGGCTGGCTTTCAAACGGATGGAGGCTGGGCCAGCAGATCGAGCAGCAGCAGGACGCTTTCCAGGCTGATCTGAGTACGATCAACCTCGCCACGGCAAAGGCCCAGCAGGAAGCAAACGAACAGCGTCAGGCGCTTGCCAAGGCTGTCCAGCAGGATTCCGCTACCCGATACCAGGAGTACACCGATGCCCAGCATCAGAACGCTCAGCTTCGTGCTGACCTGCTCACTGCTCAGCGCCGGCTGTCAGTCAAGGTCAGTGGTTGCAGTCCCGCCGCCGAAGTGTCCACCGCCGCCGGCACCGGAGGCGTGGATCATGCAGCCGGTCGAGCCGACCTTGACCCGGGATCTGCTGATCGAATTGTCGCCATAGCCAACCGAGGGGACGATGCCATCCGGCAACTGATGGCGTGTCAGGGGTATGTGAAGCGAATCTTGGGGGAGTAGGGTGCCCGGAATGGGCAGATGGGGGAATCCTGGGGGAATGAATCCCCCAAACAGCCATTCATGAACATGAAGCGCAATGCGTGAATGGTGCATGGATTCTGGTGTTACGCGGAGGGTGGGGCGGGGAGTGGTTGCCAGTGGGTGGGCGGCTCCTCTTCAGTGAACCCGCCATCCCAGGACGCCCAGTTAGCTCCGCTGTCGTACTCGACCTGACCGAGGTAGACGCCGGTTGTGGAGTGGTGTTCTGCAGCAGACTTGCTCCACTCAATCCAGGCGCCGGAAGTGACGCGCTCGCCTCGGCGCAGGATGATCTCGGTGCCATCCTTCGGAGCGGTATCGATTGGCTGCCATTCGCTCATTTCCCGCCTCCTTCCAGGGCTATGTCGAAACCAATCCGAACTGCGCTATAGGCCATGCTGCGGATTTCCCACAAGGAATCCGGCACAGCCGGCCCGGCGCTCTTGTCGTGAGCGAAGTCGCCGATGCGGGCCAGCATCTCGTTGGCTTCGTCGAAGGCCTCCTGCAGGCGTTCCAGGCGAGCAATCAGCCCGAGGATGGCCTGAGGATTGGCAGCGCTGCGGAACTCAGTGATGGCCGCAGAGTGTTCGAGGCTGGGGGTTCCGTGCAGTGCAGAAGCCCGCTCCGCCAGCTCCTTCAGCTTGGTGAGGTCGGTCATGGCTTGCTCCTCGCAAAGTTCAAGTGGCCAAAAGTGACAGGCGCATACGGTCCTATCAGGCATATCACTTCACCTCGATTCCGGC